AATTATATATATCATATAGATTCTCATGGTCATAATACCAAGACACCTGTTTCTACAAAAGCTGTAATAATTGATAAAGATGGACAAGTAGTTGCTGAAAAAGTAGCAATATGTTCATCAAAAGATACTTTTGAAAAAGCGAAAGGTCGTAAAATTGCTTTATCTAGAGCTTTAATGGCTTCTCATTTTTCTAAAGAAGAAAGAAAAGAAATATGGAACAGATATTTAAAAAAAGATGAATAAAACAAAAGAATTATTTGAAGAGACATATACTATTTCAAAAAATTCATGGAGATATAACAATTTGATGAAAGTCAAATCTAAAACAGATGAAGGAGACCATTATAAAATTGTCTTTTTTTCTGTAACAGAAACTTATAGCTCCATAAAAGAAAATCGTTTAACGTATATCTTGCCAAAATGAAAGTAGGAATAGTAGGTTCAATCAGGGGAGATATACTGGGTATCCCTCTTTCATATGCTGAGTATATTAAATCTGTTTTGGGTGGAGAAATAATTATATTATCTCAAACTAGTTCTATCCAAGATCTTGATTTATTAATACTCCCAGGTGGAGCTGATGTAAATCCTGAAAGATATGGGGCTATTCCTGATTTTAATACTGGTACTCCTGATATATTAAAAGAATATTTTGATATTCATCATTTACCCTTGTATATATCAAAAAAAACACCTATCTTTGCAATCTGTAGAGGATTCCAAAGTATTAATACTTTGTTACATGGAACATTAATACAAAATATGTATCATGAAACTAATACAAAGGATAACCCTTATGATGCCGTACATCCAGTATTTGATTATAAGGATAAAAGCAGAGCAGTATTTAAAGTAAATAGCAGACATCATCAGGCTATTGATATATTAGGAGATGGATTAATACCTTTGTTACATCATAAAGATGAAACAATTGAAGCTTTTTGGCATAATGATTTGCCAATATTTGGGGTACAATGGCATCCAGAAGATTTATACGATATAGATTCAACAGAATGGATTAAAAACAAATTAAATACAATTATGGAGAAATAGAAATGGAATTTTCGTGTAACATTGATGAGTTAGATGAGATGGGTTTAACCTTTACCGAATATCTTATATTATTTAGTATTTACAATCAAGTAATATATAAAAATATACAGATAAATGAAAAGGTTTATGAGCAGTTGGAAAGAAAAGGTTACATTAGAAAAGAAGAAGAAGTTTATGTATTAACAGACAAGGGATTTGATTTTTTTGTCCCGCCAGAAAACTTATTTGCAGAATTTATAACAACTTTTCCGACAAGAGTAGTAGATCCCATTAATGGAGCAGTTAGAATTTTAAGTCCAGCTAAATCTGAAACAGTAGCTGGTAAAAAACTGAAACATAAATGGGATACTGCTACTAAAGGAAGATTAGAAACACAAAAACATATATTAGCATGTTTAAAAGCAGAGATTCAACATAGAACAAACACAAATAGTCTGCAATGGATGAGAAATGCAGAAACATGGTTAAATAATGGAACTTGGGAAGATTTTGAATATCTTCTTAATACACCATCTCCAACAATATCCTCTAAAGATATACGATTATGATAGCAAATTCTGTATTATCACAAATTCGTAAAAATAGAGAAAGAAGGTTAAATGGAGAATTAATTGCAATACCTTGGAGTCTTAGTAATTTTTCAACTATAGTTCCAGGTGTAGAACAAGCTAAAATGTATCTAATATCTGCTAATCCAAAAGCAGGTAAATCTCAATTATGTGATTTTTTATTTGTGTATGAACCATTTGAATGGTATTTACGTAATAAAAATCATCATATAATACCAAGAATCTTATATTTTTCTTTAGAAATGTCTCGTCAAAGTAAGATATATCAAGCTATGTCTTATAAATTAAATAGAGATTACAATATTGTTATTTCTCCTCAACATCTTAAATCAACATTTGCTGATTATATATTAGATGAAAGAATTCTTAATATAATAGAGTCAACAGAATTTAGAATATGGTTAAAAGATTTTGAGGAAGCAGTAACATTAATAGATAATATAAGAAGTCCAAATGATATATATGACTATGTAAAACATTATGCATTAACTCATGGCAGATTAAATGAAAAAACAGGAGAATATTTTCCAGATAATCCAGATGAATATGTTATAATTATAGTAGATCACGTATCCTTGCTTACTCCAAATAAAGGAAACAGTTTATTTGACGCTATATATGATTATTCAGCATATAAATGTTTGGAATTTAGAGATAAATTTGGATACACTCCTGTTATTGTTCAGCAACAATCAGCAGATTCAGGTAAACAACAATTTGATTATAGAGGTAATTCTATAATAGAAAAAATAAGACCTAGTCCTGATGGTTTAGCTGATTGCAGATTAACTTCAAGAGATACAAATATAATGTTAAGTTTGTTTAATCCTACAAGTTATAATTTATCTGAATATGAAGGATTAGATTTAAATAAAATAGGAAGATGGCATAGAGAATTATATTTAAACCTCAACCGTGATGGTTTGAGCAATGTCCAGGTTCAGTTGTTCTTTAATGGAGCATGTAATGAATTTATTGAATTACCAAGACGGATGATTGATAATAAAGAAGTGTATAATATGATAGAAAATAAGGTTAAATCAATAAAAATGTAAAATGGAACTACCAACAGAAAAAAGAAAAGTATTAAGACAAAATCCCAAATTTATGGTAATCTTTGGGAAACCCAAGGTAGGGGGAAAAACTACAGCAATGTCTCTATTAGAGAATAATCTAATAATTGAAATGGAAGATAGAGGAGCTGATTTTGTATCAGGTCTTGTAGTAAATGCTGCAACAACAAGAGACTTATTTGAAGTATATGAAGCTATAAAAGCTGCTGGAAATCCATATAAATATATTACTTTGGATACAGCTACTGCAATGGAAGATAATATTATTCAATCTCTTGCTGCTAAATTTTATAAAAGCACTCCTATGGGAAAAGCTTATACAGGAGATGATATAAGAAGGCTTCCACAGGGTGCAGGATGGACATATTGGCGTCAGGCATTTAATTATATTATTGATATGTTTACTCCTTTATGTGATTGTTTGATTCTTGTTGCACACTGTAATGAGAAACAAATAGACAAAGAAGGAAAAGAAATGTATGAATTTGAACTTGATTTAAGTGGTAAACTCAAAAAGATTATTGCAGCAAGAGCTGATGCTATTGGGTATACCTACAGAAAAGGTAATCAAACTATTATTAATTTTAATGGTGGTAGCGATTTTATAGTTGGAGCAAGATCTGAACATTTAGCTGACAAAGAATTTGTTCTTGTTGAAAAAACAGAAAAAGGTTTTATTCATAACTGGGATCAAATATTTATAAACAAATAGACTATGGAATATTTTAGTAAACTAACAATTGACAAAGAAAAAAAAATATTAATTTTAAATGAAGAAGCTCTTCAGAGTTTAGATGCTGACTCTGGAAATGCTAAAATAATAATATTAGCACCTTTAAAAGAAGAAGGTGCAGATGAAAAAGCACTTTATCTCATTAATGTTAAAGGATCTAGTATCGGTTCTGATAAAGAAGAAAATAAATATTTACAAGAAATTTTTCCACTTGATAAAGTAAGATCAATAGAAATAATTAATGATGAAGAACCGCATGGTATCGTTAGTATTTCAGATGATGTTATTAAATCATTTGAAAAAGTTTTTGGAGACAAAGCTGAAGAATTTAAATTGGCATACCAAGAGAATGTTGTTGGAGATATGAAAGCCCTTAAAGACATTTATGGAGTAAATGGAATTTATCATAAAATAACTAAGATAACGTTTAAAAAAAATGTTATTGGTAAATCAAATGATGTAGAAAGTGTTGAAGAGATAGTTAAACTTACAAAAACAGAAACAGTATGAGTTATGAAGTAAAAAAAGGTGGGGCTTATAAGCCAATGGTTATTACGAGTGAAAATGCAATTAGTGAAGGTAGATATCTTAACCGTATCGAGTTTAGAAAAACTGAGAAGGCTAAGTGGTTAACATTGGAGGTGAAAGATAAAGATGGAGGTATAGCAAGAAAGTCCTACTTTGAGCCCAAAATGGGTAACTTTATAGACACACCTGAAAAACTTGCAAAAGAACAAGGTAAATTTAGTGGAGTAATGCGTAGCTTAACAAGAGCTATGCTTTCTGATAATTATGAAACTGGTAAAATAGATTCTTTTGAAGAATTTTGTCTTAAAATACAACACGATATTCCTGATAGTCTTTTTAATAAAGAACTCAGAGTAAAATGTATTTATGACAAGAATAACAATCCTTCACTTCCTAATTTTGGGGTAGTGTTTGAAGATCCTACAAAAGTTCCTCTTGAACAGAGTAAAATAAGAATATCAGATAGAGATATAGTAGAAAAAATAGAAGTAGACGAAGATGTTGCAGATGTTCCTACTACTACAGCTCCTATTACGAAAGATGATTTACCTTTTTAGTAATAATTAAAATTTGATTATGGTAAGTATGGTAGCTTTAATTGGATTAGAGTCCTGACTTTTAAT